AGGAAGAAAAGATTCTTCTCATTGCTCAAGCTGGGGGTGATCAAGCGGATATTGTTAGAGCAATTCAACAGGTGATTAGCAACTGTGTTGTTACAGAGGGAGTAGATGTAGAAAACTTCACCACGTTTGATCTTGAGTACTTTTTCATCAAACTGAGGTCAAAATCTGTACAGAATGTTATTGAGCTGCAATACAAAGATAACGAAGATCAAAAAATATATACGGTTGAAGTTGATCTCGATCAAGTCGAGGTTGTTAAAGATAAAGAAGCCAACAGCAAAGTAGTGATTACAAGCTCGTCGGGTTTAAACTTGCGCTATCCTCGTTTAAGCATTATGGATGATGTTAAAGATCTTGATAACGCCGTCGACTTTAACTTTGCTATTATGCAAGCGTGTATTGAAACAATCTATGACGGGGATACTGTTTATAACCCTTCAGATTTTTCGTCTGACGAATTAAAAGAATATATTGATTCGTTGGATGTAAAAACATATCAAAACATTCAATTGTTTATTGAAGCAATGCCGCGTGTTGAGCACGTTGTTCAATATACAAACTCCAACGGCAAAGAAGTAAAGATAACACTAAAGACATTAACTGATTTTTTTACATTGGGCTGATCCACAACAGTATCTCCAACTATTACACGTTGTTGTTCAGTATGGTTCAGCACCATAAATACTCATTAACCGAGCTTGAAAATCTCTATCCATATGAAAGAGACCTTTATGTTGATTTGCTCAAAAATTACTTAAAAGAAGAACAACAAAGGCTCGCGCAGAAATAATATATGGCTACATTAAAAGGTGTACTTAAAGCCGGAAAAAAAATGGCTGGCGAAGCAGCTACAAAAAAGAAAAACCAAATGGTGGCGGGTGTAGGTAATGCTGTGTTTGGTAGCGGTATGGTTGGTGGAGCTTTGAATAAAGCGTTTCAAGGAAAGTTTGGTGAGAAGCAAGAAAATGATACACGTGTTGCCGATGCACTCGAAGCCCAAACAAAAGTACAAGAACAAAACAGCGCTGTACTAACAAGAATTGAATCGATTGTTATGAACATTGCTGATAATGTTTATAACCTTGCTGGTGTTATGAATGCGCAAGTTGTATCAATGCAAGAAGCACAAAAGATACAACAAGACAGAGCATTTAAAGATGCTGCTGCTCAAGAAGAAGCAACTGCCGAGGCAAAAAAAGTACAAGGACCAGTTATAGCTAGTACGCCAACTAAACCAGTAGAAGATAAAAAAAGCGGTATCATGGGAATGATACAAGGATTGCTTGGTTCGATAGGATCTACCAAAAATCTATTCAAAGGATTCCTTAAAAAGTTTGGTGTTCTCGCTCTTGGTATAACATCTGTACTTGGCGTTGCAGCATTATCATTTGGAGGATCAGATGATGAAGAAGAAAAGAAGAACGAAGACCCATCTGGTACTATTTCTGTTATGGGAGATGCGCAAGCAGCATTAACTCCTTCTGCTAGCGCTACCGAACCAACAAAAACCTCCCAACCACTTGAACAACCACAACAACAAGCAACTCCTGTAAAAACATCTGATGAAGCAGGGGGAATGTCTTCATCATTTACAGGGCCAATGGGCGCGCCTAATCCAGCTGCGGGCAGCAATGCTCCTAGCACACCAATTACCCCAACTGCTGTTGCATCACCAACACCAGCGTCGACACCAGCAGCAACACCTGCTACAACACCAGCCACACCAACCACACCACCAGCAGCAACACCGGCTGCACCACCTCCTTCTGTCGCTGCTTCGAAGCCTGAAGTTGATCCTGAAGTTACGCAACTAAATGAGTATTTCCAAAAACCTGAAAACGCCGCTGAAAAAGCTCAGCTCGATGAATTAGGTAGCCGTGAAACAAAAATTAAACTTGCAATTGACCATACAAAGAGTTTAATATCATCAGCAACAACACCTGAAGAAAAAACTAAGCACACAAACATTCTTAAAAATCAACTTGTGCCTAGTCTTGCAGCTACTAGGGAACAGAAAAAGACTATTATTAATGAAGCTCGTAAAACCGTTGGTATGAAACCAGGTACCGCGGCGAGTGCTCCTTCTAGTGCTCCTTCAGGTGGCGCTGCTGCTGGTGGAGCAATGGGTGGAGGTGGTGGGGCAATGAGTGGTGGAGGTGGAGGTGGAGGCGGTGGTGGTGGAGCAATGAGCGGTGGCGGAGGTGGTGGAGCTTCGCCCGTAGCTTCTTCACCATCAACAGGAGCGGATATTGGTTCGACAAGCACTGCAGTAGCAGCAGCTTCAGAACCATCAACGCCAAAAAATAATGTCTCCGAATTCAGTACTAATAAAAATGAAGGCTCACCACCTCCAAGTGCAATACCTTCAACAATAGCAAAAAGAGGCTCACTTGATATAGGTACTGTATTTGGTTCTGAAAGTTAAAAATGGCTTCGTTTAAGGAAGATGTTAAATCCAACTTAAAGGAAAACTTCCGCAGCTCAATGGAAGATAATACTGGCATTGTTGGTCAGGTATTGAGAGAGCGTCGCGAAAAAGAAGAGAAAAATCAACAAACAGAACGTGAAGTAGGTGCTGTTGAACAAATAACACAAGCAATAAGAGTAACAGGAAGCACTCTTACGCAAATTGAGCTGTTGTTTACCCAAATCTCAAAAAACTTTCAAGCAATAAACACGTCGTTTGGAGTTGTTGTCACAACACAAGACGAAACAAACGATATACTTAAACAGCAAGCTGTTGTTGAAAGCAAACAAGGCGTTGCAGGTACAAAATCTTTAGCGGGCGCGCCGGTGATACAAGCACCAGACGAAGCGGTTGATCCACCCGGCGGTCCGGACTTACTAGGTCCATTGTTTGATGTTTTAGTTAATGTTGCTGAAAGAATTGCACAGCGCATAGAAAAAGCAGCAGCAAGGCGCGCCGCAAGAAAAGCAGCAGAACAAGCTGCAAGAAAAGCAGCAGAACAAGCTGCTAAAAAAGCTGCTGAAAAAGCTACTAAAAAAGCTGCAGCCGAGGCTGCTAAAAAAGGACTAGAAGGCAAAGCAAAACAAAAATTTATTAAAGCAGCAGAAGATGCTGCTAAAAAAAAGGTCCTCCAACAAGCAGAAAAACAAATTGCTGAAATTGCAGCTAAGCAGGCGGTGCGTGCAGCTGCAGCAGCAGCTAAACAAGCAGCAGTTGAGGTAATAAAAAAATCAGCTATTAAGGCTGTGGCAAAAAATCTTGGCAAGGCTGTAGTTAAATCAATTCCATTTGTCGGCGTTGCTGTTGGTCTTGGCTTTGCAGCATGGAAATTAGTCCAGGGCGATCCAGTCGGCGCTGGTATTGAAGCTGTTGGTGGTTTGGGTAGTGTTGTGACAGCTGTTCCAGCAGCAGTGGCTTCAACAGTACGTGATGTTTATTATGAAGTGTACAAGGTATGGCCAGAAGATGATCCTCTTGTTGATACTCGTATGCCCGAGCTCAAGCAAATTGTATCTGATGCAGCGGCCGCATATCTAGGTAAAAAAGCTGAGCCAGTACCACCAGCAACTGCTGTAAAGACACCTCCCCCTGCTGTAACTGCTACTGTACCTCCCCCTGCACCAACCGCTGGACAAGCACCGGTAGAACAAATAAGAGAGGTTGCAAAACAAAAAGTCGAAGCAGCAGCAACCAGTGCAGAACCACTTCAGAAAAAGATATCACCAGCTGCAGGTAAACAAGCAATGCTGGATGAGTTAGACAGGCAAAAAATAACGGATTCTGTTAAACGTGCTGCCATAATGGCACAAGCAGCTGTTGAAACGGGAGGATTCCAATACCTTTCAGAAAACTTAGGATATTCAATTGAAGGACTGAAAAAAACTTTTGGACGTTTGAAGGGTGTATCTGATGATATCTTGAAGGAAGCTATGAGCCAAGGTGTAGCGGGAATTGGTTCTCTTGTATATGGTGGTGATCCTTCTTCTCCAAGCTATAACTTTGGTATAAAAAATCTTGGTAACGCTCAACCCGGTGATGGTTTTAAGTTTCGTGGTAGAGGCTTTTTTCAGCTTACGGGGCGTGCCAATTATCAAAAATCAGGCGTTGCTGATGCACCACAAAAATTACTTGAGTTGGGGCCGGCGGCGGAGACAGCAGTTAATTTTGCAAATAGATTTAAAGGTGATTACAAGGATGTTAGTGCGTTCACTAGATTTGTTAATGGCGGGCAAATACACGTTAAGGAGCGTGGTGAATACTTTGAAAAGTTCCTTAACGATCCTTCTATTACGCAGATAAACGTAAAAAAATCTCCCTCGGCAGGTCAAGATATTGGCGCGCAAAGCGCACAGGTTGCATCAGAGAAAACTGACATGAAGCGCAACCAACAGCCCGATATCAATATTATTAAAATCAATGATACAAATACAAAAAAGGTAGCGGTGTAACATGGCTACAATTAAACAAGATATAAAAGAAAACTTTAGAGATTCAATGGAACAAAACACTGGCATTGTTGGTCAGGTGTTGAAAGACCGCCGTGAAAAGCAACAACACGATAAAGAGGTTGCTGCTGAACTATCTGAAATTAATATTAAAACGTCTCGTCTAAGCAATGATGGTAGCGCGTTTAAAAAGATTGAATTATCAACAATCCAGATATCAGAGAATTTACAGATCATTAATAAATGGGCGGATGCTCAAGTAACAACATATGAGGAAACACATCAAGCTCTAAAACAACAACAAGAAGAAGCAGCGGCTGCAACACAATCACAAAAACTAGCACAGCCTTCAATTACCATACCTGATCCTAAAGAGGATGGATCCATTTTTGATAGCATATTGAGTCTTTTTGGCAATTTAGGTAAAAAAATTAAAGTAAAGTTTCCTAAGATACCCAAGGGAAATGTACCAAAAGGTAAAGGTAAATTTAACGTTGTAAAAGAAGGTGTAAAACGAGTTGCAGGCTTCTTGGGCCGCAACGCAGCTCCAATTGCAAAGGTAGGTGTTGCCGGCGCTGGTGTTGGTGCTCTGTTATATTCGGGTGGATTAAATACTAATGAGCAAGAGGAGCTGGAGAGACGTAGAAATTTACCTCCGACCCTTACACAAAAGCCTGTTGATTATTCAGTCCCGCCTCCCACAGGTGCAGTTGAAGTTAATGCAAAAACAGCTGCTAAAGCCTCTGCTCTTGAAGCTGCAAAAAAAGCTACGACCCAACCACTTCCTCCACTACCACCGTCAGCACCAGCAGCACCACCGCCAGTTGCAGCTACACTCCTAACACCTGTTGCTACAACAGTAATTTCACAGGGAGGAGGTAGGAGCGGAACAGCACCGGGTCGGGCTCCAGCGGCAGCTGCCGCTACTCCGGTATCATCCGCATCTCCTGCCTCTCCACCACCACCATTTCCCACTACAGCTGGTAAACAAGAAACGGTACCGTCCAGTACACCTGCTCTTACCTCTGTTGTAAAGACTGCTGACCCCGGTGTGTCTTTAGATGGTATGCAAGCTACTTTTGAAAAAGCAGTCGCGACAATGGCAGTAAGTTTCAAAAATGAAACAGGTAAACCTTTGTTGGCTACTTCGGGTGTACGTAGTAACGAGAAACAAAAGGAGCTGTTTGATGCAAAGGTAGCATCGCTAGGAGGCAATGAAGCCGCAGCTAAAAAACTTGTAGCAGAGCCTATGCCTCCACTTGGCAAAGGCAAAGGAAGCATGCACCTTAAAGGATTAGCAATTGATATTAACTCAAAAGGTGATGCAGGTATAAACGCGCTAGCTGGAACAAGAGATGCGCCAACAGGCTGGTTAGAAAAATTTGGTCTTACTAGACCAGTGCCAAAAGAAGATTGGCACATCCAACTATCAGGAACGCCGCCAGCCGGTGACGTTGGAGGTGTCCCAGGAAAAGACGGAAATCCAATTGACCCCTCAACGGGCAAACATATGGCTATTCCTGTCGATCCAAACAGCGGTGCAAAGCTACTAGACTCAAGTAAAACGGTGGAACAACTCAAGAAAGAACAGAATGCGCGCGGCACCCAAACGGTTATTATGACAGAGACAACTAATGTGACCGAATACGAGAGAAAGAAAAAGCCGCAGGGTCAAACCACTGCGGCTGTAGGTTAAGTTAGCAAACCCTACTCGTTAGCAAGTCGCTGAAACATTGCCATGTCATCGTCTTCCTGATCGTCCCACGGTACATCAGCTTTTGGAGTTGCTGCTTTAGGAATAGCCTTAGGTGCTACTGCACGTGGAGGAGGAGCTTCCTCAGATCCCCATTGATCATCGCGATCGTGTTGAGAAGGCGCCGAAGTTCCTTCCAACATAAGCACTTTGTTCAGACGGTTTTTGATATCGCTGTAAGACTTAAAGTTCTTACGATCAAGGAATGCAACGAGTGGATACTCACGCTTCCAGATCTTTTCCATTTCATCATCATCAGCAGACAGAGGTGCCTGTCCTTCAAACTCTGACTTGTCATAATTCTGATAACCATCAACCTTACGGATCTTTAATTTGAAGTTAGCGCCTGTCCATAGATCAAAAGGATTGAGTGGTGACTCATCCTCAAACTCTGGGTTCATTGCCGCATTCAGCTTATCAAAGATTTTCTTGCCGTATTTGAACAGCATAACCTTACCTTCGTTCTCTGGATGTGCAGGATCCTTAACAACATAGATGTTGCTAGTGAACGACAGCTTACGCTTCTGCTTACGAACGATCTCTTGGTTCTCTTTTGTCCCTGTGCCCCACAATGCACTGTTGTGTTCGCATACAGGACACTTCTCACCAACGGATGTCAAGCATCCATCGATCAACCAACCACCATCACCTTTGAACGCATGGTCAAACGTACGTACAAAAGGTACATCCTCACCAACAGGAGCAGGTAAGAAACGAATGACAGCAAAACCGTTACCAGCTTTGTCTACTTCCGGACGCCACATGCGCTCGTCGTCTTGGGGTTTGCTTGAGGGTGTTGCCAGCTTCTCTACAGAGTTTTGTAGGTTAGAGAGCGAAGATGCTCCACTGGACTTCTTGAGTGAACTAAAATCTGACATATGTATTTCCTTGTATAAATTGTATTAAATGTATTTGCTATATCCACGATATCATAACGACATTGGTATTTATCTTACCTCTTTAAGTTGAATTTGTCAACGAGGATATTTTTACACTTTTCTTTATCGTACTCTAAAAACGGATGATACTTCTTGCACTTTTGACGAATCTGTGGCCAGATCGTTTGCTCTGAAATTTGTTTGTTCCATGTTGGTGTAAACCTCATAATGTCGTTTAGAATAATAAACGTTTCAATATGGATATCTTCACGTAACAATAGTTTAAGAGCATGGGGGTGCTGCCCCTCTTCAACAACAAAGCTGCTTACCAGATCGTCGTTAAATTTTTCCAAGTCGCCCATAAAGACATAGGTCAGCGACTGTTTTACTTGTTGTGCCTTCAGGAATACCTGCTCGCTTTCCTCATTGCGGACAATATCACCTATCCACATATCTTTCTTTCCATGTACAAAAAGAGAAACAAGAAATTCTGTTATGTCTTTTCGCTTAGCAAGTTTCTGGAAGAAATATTTATCGTTCCTCGTCTCATACGACTCTCTTTTAGCCTTTATAGCACCGTTGTACTTAAAGAAATCATATGTCTTGGAAGAAAAATGATTTTTTAAAGCAAGGTAATGCTTATATGCTTCAAAGCCGTCCATTCTTAAAAAATAAGCCATGTTGTCTTACAAATCCTTGTTTCATTGTTGATGCATGACGAATATGTCCTGTCATTTCACGCTCAAATATAAACCCCGCTTGGGTTAACTTCTCCATCCAATATGGCGTATCCTGTTCGTTTACATGGTGGTGGCCTCCTTGACCTGGATATGCATGTGTCATTAATAAAAACTTACATGCCTGGAAAGCCTGGATGTAATTATCCATATATTTCTCTTCAACATGCTCAACAAATTCAACACACCAACATAAATCAAAAGTACGTTTGAGTGCTACGGGCCCAGTTGTAAAATCATGAATATGTACAGGCACTGTTCGCTCAAGTGTTGAGTCACCATCAACACCCCAAGCAAGCATTCCCTGAGTACGTGCATAGTGAACCATTCCACCTGGACCACAACCAACATCAAGCATTGATTTTACCCCTGCAGCGCCTATAATAAATTTTAGCGCGCCTTCATCAATATGAGTTTCCCCTTCAGATCCACCCAAATGCTCTGGTAATATCATATTGGTAGTTTTGTTGTTTTAGGAAAGAAGTTTAACGCTTCTGCCTCGTCTTGAATACGAGCTTTCATCTTTGCGCTTGATTTTATTAAGCTACCAGCTACTTCTATTTCCATGCCGGTAAGCTCACAGTAAAGAATTACTGCTTCCATAAAATCAATACGCTTTTCGAAAGCCAGTTGATCGATCTCGCGCTGGAAATCTTTTAATGTTTTGACGGGGGTAAATTCTATTGCTGTGTTTGGTTCCATACGATCAGTATACACGTTCATTATTTAATAGTCAACACTTTACGCAGCTTTCAAGCTACTGTAACGGTCAGCAGCATATGATGCAGCAAACGCGTTTGGTTTAACCATAGGAGTTACATTGCACGTTCCTTTGATGTAACCGATTGCCTGCTGAACAACACAGCTTGAGCCATATGCAATATTTGGATTGATGTCCAAATGTACTTCCACATCACGGTCCTCCAACACCTCACGAAGAGATTGGAACAACTCTGATACTTTGTATACCTCGTTCATCAAACGCATTGCTGGTTTACTTTTCTTTTGATCGTAGTCGATCTCTGTTTGTGTTTCGCCAAAGATTTTACAGCCGTGGCAGCCATCAATATGGACAACAACAACTAAAGTATAATCAGCGTACCATTGGTTCCTCATCTTGAAGCGAACTGAATCAGCACCAATGTAGATCTTTGTAGATGGCCCTTGAGCTTCGATGAAGTTTTTAACTTCTTGTATGTTCAGTTTTGACATAATACACTTTCATGATTGGAGCGGGCAGCGGGAATCGAACCCGCAACTAAACCTTGGCAAGGTCTTGTGTTACCACTAGCACCATGCCCGCCTTCATTGGTTGCGGGGGAAGGAATCGAACCTCCGTCCTCTAGGTTATGAGCCTAGCAGTCTACCGCTGACATACCCCGCGATAATATATATGGTGCCTTGAGAGAGAATTGAACTCCCACTCCATCGATTATGAGTCGATCGCTTTACCATTAAGCTATCAAGGCAAAATTCTGGTACGAGTAACCGGGATCGAACCGGTACGCACAAGGCGGCAGATTTTAAGTCTGCTGGGTCTACCTAATTCCCCCATACTCGCAAATCTTGGTCCGGCTAGCAGGAATCGAACCCACATTCTAGAGGTAGAAGCTCTATGTACTATCCGTTGTACTATAGCCAGAAGAGTCTATTATACTACACTTATGTGGTGCTCTCAACAAGAATTGAACTTGTATCTCATCCTTACCAAGGACGTGTACTACCACTGTACTATGAGAGCAAAAATTGGCGGAACGACTGAGACTCGAACTCAGAAACCGTATTACTACGATCGAAAGATTAGCAATCTTCTCCAATACCATTATGGGACCGTTCCTTAA